GATGTGGACGTCGAGGCGATGAACTGGGACTGGCAGGACCGTTACTTCGATGACGTCGCGAGCGAGCTGTCACAGGTACACGCCACCGTGCTCGCTGGTGAATCGTTCCTCACGACGCCACTGCTGGAGGCGCATCAGGTCGCCAACTCTTACGCCGCAGCCCGTAGCGCGGAACTGCTGAGCCTCGAAGGTTCGGTCTCCGTGGTGCGAACGACTCGACTGGCGATGCGCCGACTGATCGGCACAGCGATGGAAAGCAACTGGACGGTACGCCAACTCAAGAACGCGATCCGTGATTCGTTCGAGTTCTCGCCGAGCCGGTCAGAGATGATCGCCCGTACCGAGATCGCAGCCAGCCAGGGCAAGGGCGCGAACCAAGCAGCACGCACACAGGGCCGCGACGAGAAGCGCTGGTTCACTGCGCGAGATGAGCGGGTGGACGGCGGAGACGCTTCCGGCCCGTGCATCGAGGCGCAGCGCGACGGCTGGATCAGCATCGAGCAATCGTTCAACAATGGACACGACACCATCCCCGCCCATCCCCGATGTAGGTGCGACGTCGAGTACAGAACCAGCCGCTTGCAGTGATGCACGTCACGATCACCCGCCCCAGATGCGCCGGCATCTTCCGAAGTGGGCCGTGCCGCAAGGAGTGGGCGAACGCTGTCACCACGCCATTCTCGTGGACGTGCCCGAGGTGCGGCACCCTCAACACCGCCTGATCCCAATTCTTACAGTATTCGCCCATCGCGGTATTCGTGCCGTGTATGTGTTGCGTATACGGAACGGAGGCGTAGTATTCTCCTATCGACCAAGAGCACAGCAAGGGGAACCAGATGACCACCAAGACCGCCAAGAACATCCAAGCAGTTCTCATCAACGCAGAGTGCCCCTGCGGCGGATCGGTCACCGACGCAGTCACCGGGAGTTACGATTTCACTGGTGGCGACGACTTGATCTGTGACACTTGCGAGTCACCGATTGTTATCAAGGCTAAGACCGCCCGCCGCTAGGCCGCCAACGGATAGCACCAACACCGAGCCGGGGCGGTAGACCTCGGCACGCACGCACAGAAGCCCAGCGACCACCCGAAGGACCGAACGCCATGAAGACCGCCAAAACCATCACCAAGAGGGGGTGCCAGGGGCAAGCACCAAGAGTGAGTCAGCCCCACCAAGCGAGTCAGCTAACAAGGGGGGTCCCGACGCCAAAACCACGCCAAGCACACCAAAAGTCCCCCAACCAAAACTACCCCCCTCTCTTATAGAGGGGGTAGTTGGTGGCAGTTACGGAACGGAGGCGTAGTATTATCTCACTGGGGGAAACAAAACAAAGACCGAGCCGGGGCGGACTCCCCGGCACCAGGCACCAGCACAGGAGCGCACAGCCATGACATTCGCCAAGAACCTCCACCGCTGGCGCATCAAGCGCGGCTACTCCATGCAAGACCTCGCGGGACTGTCGGGCGTAGCTAAGAGCCACATCAGCCGCATCGAGGCTGGCCAATGCTCGCCCACGCTCGCCCGCGCCGCGCAACTCTCCAACGCGCTCGCTGTGTCGCTCGCCAAGATGGTGTAGACTAATCAAGAGCATAAGCGCTTATAACTGATCGCTCAGTGGCCAGAGTGCCCCGCGGGATAGCGGGGCATTGTGGTATTCAGGGTGCGATCGTATTTGCCCGAAGCCGTGGATCGCGCAGGGGCGCTCGTCCCTGACTTCGCGCGGGGGCACATCCCCGCCATCATCAGCTCAGGTGAGCGCGCCAGAGATGGCTTCATCCTCGAGCAGCACGGCCTCGACTTCGACCGCTACCGCCAGAACCCCGTCGTGCTACTGAACCACGACGACGGATCAGGCGGATCGAGCGCGCTTCCCATCGCCCGATCCCGAGATGAGCAGCGCGACGATACGCGCGACATCACGACCGCAATGGCAGAGTTCGACATGGACGACGAGCTGGCCGTACGAGTGCTCGGCAAGATCGAGCGCGGCATGATCAACAGCACCTCGATCCGTTGGATTCCGCTAGAGCACCGCATCGATCGCGTGACGCGCGACGGAGCCGACGAGACGGAGCCGGTGATCGTATTCACCCGCTCCGAGGTGTTGGAGTGGTCATTCGTCCCCATCCCCGCAGACACGAACGCGATCGTGCAGCGTTCAGACGGCACCTCAGCCGCGCTCACAGACTTGATCACTCCAGAGCGCATCCTCACACCCGAACAGTTCAATCCGATGTCCCTGGTGGACGTCGTTGATGCAGCGCACGCATTGATCGAAGGCCGCTCCGAGCCCGTCTTTACGGCAGTGGAGCAACAGGCCGCAGCCCGTCTTTACGGGATGATCAACGGGCGAGTGTTGCAGACGCGGCAACTACCGAGCCGGGCAACGGATGAAATAGCAACAGTGCTCAACGACCTCGTGCCCCTGTTCAGGGACGCAGTCGGAGTGCTCACCAAGAAGGACTAACCCCCATGACTCTCGCACAGGCCCGAGCGCACTTCGGCTTCGCGGAGGACGTCTCTGATGAGATCGTCCGCACCGCCGCAGCCGGCGCCAAGATTGAGATCGCCGACGAAGAGGCACCGGAAGACCTCGGCACGCTTGCTGAGATCGCCCGCTCGCTGCGCGAGGCCATCACCACCGCTGGTGAGCAGGCCACCGAAACGCAGACGGACGCGCTGACGCGCATTCAGGACCAGATGACGGCACTCTCGACGAAGCTCGATGAGCAGAACGCCGGCACCCCGTCCATGATGCAGACGCTCCGCGCGACGTCTCGCCCGTACTGGGAGGACACGCAGGAGTGGACCCGAGCCGACTACGAGCTTGGGATGCTGCTGTTCGAGTCCACGCACACGATGAACGTCCGCGCTCCGCGGCTCACCCCGCCCGAGCAGTTCATCCGTGCCGCCAACGCGCACATCTTCGAGGGCGACGCGCCCCCGCCGTGGCACGCTGACGCCAAGGGCGACCCAGTCCGCGCGATGGAGCCATACAGTCTCAACACTGGCGAGTTCGCCCGTGCATCGGACACTGCCGAGGGCGGCAACGGTTCCAACTTCATCGGCCAGCAGTACGTCTCCGACCTGTGGACCGCCGTGCGAACGCTCGATCCGCTGGTGCAGCGCATCCGCACGATCCCGCAGACGGACGCCACCACGACGATCCCGACAGACGGCGCACTGCCCGAGATGCTGTTTGTTTCTGAGTCCACTGCGGACGCGGCGACGGCGTACACGGTCAGCGACCCGACGACGGCGAGCCGTGATCTGACTGCTAAGAAGTTCACCATCCAGCAAATCTGGAGCGGCGAATTGAACGAAGACGCGATCATCGCCTGGACGCCATTCATCAGGAGCCAGCTCGCGGAATCCACCGCGCAGCACCTTGGTTCGGCCATGCTGAATGGCGACACCACGAACGCGGCAACCGGCAACATCAACAGCGATGACGGCGACCCGGCAGACACGAAGCACTACCTGGCATGGGATGGCATCCGCCATTACTTCCTCGTGGACTCGACGAGTTCCGGGATCAACGCAGCCGGTGCGATCACTCGTGCCGACCTGTTGAAGGCTCGCGGCAAGCTCGCGGTCAACTCGGCTGACGACATCGATGCCGCGGTTGGGAACATCAACTGGGGCCGCACGGCTTCCGAGATGCTCTACATCGCGGACTTCGACACGCTGATGGCACTGCACGACCTCGCCGGCTTCCGAACCGTGGACGAGTACGGCGCACAGGCGACCGTGGTTGTTGGCGAACTCGGGCGCGCGAACGGTGTGCCGATTGTCAGCCCGGGCTACGCCTCCCGCACGGAAGCGGACGGCAAGGCCTCGGGCACGGCAGCGAACAACACGCTTGGGCAGGTCACAGCAACCAACCCGCAGGGCTGGGTGCGTGGCGTGCGTCGAGACGTGGAGCTGTACTTCGACCGCATCCAGCGGACCGATCAGTACCTCATGGAGCTGTACACGCGGCAGTCGTTCCAGCGCTTCGGCGGGAACGTCGCCAGTGGCATTTACAACATCGACGTGAGCGCATACGCCTAGTCGATAGGGAACAGACCTTGCCTCCGACGGCGGAATGAACCCCACGTCGTCGGGGGCAGGGAATAACACATAGCAGGGGCTCAGGCCCTGGCGGAAGGATTGCAGGCTATGGCCCGAGTACACGGAATCAACAAGGCGGTCCCACGCGGGATCGACAAGCT